CCTGTCCACCTATCATCGCTTCTTGTTCTGGTGAAAGCTGTGGTTCTTCAGGTGTATAAAATTGTTTCATAATATCTGTTATAGCATTAGGGTTTTCATAAATTGCTATTGCAGCCATAGTAGCTGAAGGGTCTCCTTGTGCAGACCTAGCAAGTATTGAATCAAATAAAACACCTTCTGCTTTATTCTTCCTAATACGTTCTTGAACCTTTTGTATATTATCTAAACCATCGATATTATCTTGTAGAGTTTCTACATCTATAACACCTGCTTGTACAAGTTGTAATCCTGTAACTATCTTTTGTGGCTCATCGAATCCAGCCATAACACCATAAATTCTTCTTGTCCTATGGTTTCCAGCTATATCACTTGCTGGTTTATAGTTCTCTGAAAAAGCAGAACCATTAATAAATCCTGCCATTGGTTTAGAGTCTTTAGATATTATTTCATCTAGCTCTAATCTCTTATTATCCATTTTAGCAAGACCTGTTCTAATTACTTCTCTGTATTCATTAATCATTAATGACATAGAAGTATTAAGTTCGCTTAATCCTGCACCAGTAACAAAAGAGTTAGGAGATTGAGAGTCATCAGTAACAGGATATCCACCAACCATTCTTAGTTGTCGTTCTAATCTATCTACTTGTTGGAATAATTGATAAGGCATATTATTAATAGGTTTAGTAACTTGTGTACCTGGAGATAGATAGTTAATAGCATATCTACCTTTTCTATATTGTCCTGACTCAAGTTCACCTGAAATATTTGTTTCTGTAAAGACTGCATCTTCCATAGCTATTGCTGACATGATATTAATTTTTGCCATCATAGCCATTAGGCCTATAACATGGTCGTACTGTCCTTTCAATTCATTGAAGGAAAATCTTTTCATAAATACAAAGGGAACTGTACTAAGTATGTTAGGGATGAAATCAAAAATTGTTCTTGACTTAGGATGTATTATATAAGTTCCACCAATGTCATAGTATTCAATTATTGAAACACCTTCACCATTATTACTTTCCCAAGCACCATCATTGTTAGTATTAACAGTATTTAAAATAGTTGGATTTGCAGTAGGATTTTTATTTTTGTTTTTATCTTTTTGTAAAATCTTACTTGCATATTCAGGATATATTTGAGCTAATTTAGTTCTAGGTACGCTTCTTAATATAGCTACTTCTGTTGGTTGTTGGTCAGGACCTAAGTTACCTACGTAAGTTTCGTATGGGTCTCTTAGTTCTGCACAAGGATATTGAAATCCATTTCTATCTGTCTTAACTGTAATTATCCAAACAGCAAAACCATAACCAGGTAACCATCTTGCAGCTTGAGCAAGTTGTGAAGAGAGTTCTTGTTTTTCATCATAGGATTGAACTATTCGCTCAATTTTTTCAGCACGCTTTAAAGCTCTGTCTGAATCGTTCTGATTGGCAACGTCAACTCTAACTTGGGGTACTCCTGAAATCTTCTGAGCCAGACGGTCTATACCACTTTGTAATAAATTTGGTGTCGGCAATAAGTCTGCGTCAGCAGTATCAAGAGTATTTCCTAATAAAGCATGTATGCCATCAGTACCACCATCTAGTATAGCTCTAATTCTTAATTTGTTATCGTAATTATCAACATTGGCATTACCTAAAACCAGCTCTTGAGCTGCTGTAATAATTTCATCGTAGGTCTTCTTACCTATTTTCTCTATTGCCATGGTGCTTCGTTCATATCACTTACATTATAACTAGTAAAACTAGGGTTGTAGTCCATTCCTATATCTGCTAATCTTTCTTTTTGCAATCGTCTAAAAACCTTCATTGGAAACCAAGATGCCATGACGATATCTGTCTTCTCTTTATTTCTTTTTGATACGGGTTTCCCATCAAAATATAATAACTGTTGCCTATAAGCATCTATCTTAGCTCTAGTTTGTGAATTATTGTAGGGTAAGTGGATTTTTTTTGATTCGAACAAACTTGCCATTGCACCAACACCATACATAGGGTCGTGTTTATTTTTTCCAGTTATGTGTCCTTGTAATGTAATACCTGCCATAACAGAAAACTCTTTAATCTTATCATCTTGACGTATAGCAGTTTGAAATGCGTTTTCTTCTATTACCCAATGTTTCAAACTATATTTGTCGTTCCAGTCTGATATAATATTCAAAGCTGCTTTTGTGCCTCCACCTTGTCTATTTTCTATATCAATAAGATAAAGCTCTCCTTTATGAGAATCTATACCCCATAATACGGAAGCTTGGTATCCAGAACTAGAAGGGTCAAGTCCAGCAACTAAATGTAAGTTTTTTGGTATCTGCCCAATATCCCAGTCCTGTTCTAAACAACTATCAATTAATTCCATAGGGAATATTTGTGTACCTTCTACATATGTTTGGTTGTAATAAACCATTTCGAATATCTGTCTACCACCTGTAGTTTCAGCAGCTCTAAGTCTTGACATCAACCAAGGATATGTTCTCTTAGTAGGCCATAACATACACTCCTCATGTTCTGCTTCTATCTCATCTGGAATGTTGCATTCTAATTTATGAGCTGACTCTACGATAGAAGTGAAATTATCATTATCTAGTAAGTGATTATATAAATCATCAGGGTGCTGTCTTGAACCAATAACTACAACAGCAGTATGTTCCTCTTTTCTTGAAGATAGAGTTGTAGTCCACCATTGTCTTGTAGATTCTCTTGCACCAGGTTGCATAGTGGTTTGATGGTCTTCAATGTCATCTGCAATAATTATGTCACAGTCTCTTGATAGAATCTTACCACCCTTACCTACGGCCACCATAGTTGGTGATTTGATGCCGGGTACTGTTCTTGTACCTACAGTAAATTGATTTTGTCCCCAGTTCTTTCCTGACCTGTTCTCAGGTTTGAAAGTTTCTCCAGGTTTACAGAAATCTTCTTGTAATCTCTCATTTGTTTCTAGTTGGTCTAATACAGCTGATACAGAGTTCTTAGCTATATCCTCATTTCCACCTACCCACATTATCCTTACATTAGGATTTTGTATTATTTGGTATACAGCAAAATGAATTAGTAGTTCTGTCTTACCATGTCTAGGGGGACTTAGTATTAATAGTTCTTCCCCATCTTCAATAGCACTAATAATATTGCTTATCCATTTTTCATGGAACTCTGCTGTCTCATACTTCTCTCCTGTCTCAGTAGCAAAGTATTTACGCCGAAAGGCCGAAAAATTTTTTAAGGAGTTCTTAGCTGCTTTAGACACTTTCCAGTCCTCGGCAAGAACTTCTGTCTTGACCTCTTGTTTATAAGCAGCCAACATCCTAGATACTGTAGCTGACGTGGTTTTGAATGCTTTTTCTACATCTACACCTTTTATATCACCATTAGCTAGAGGTTCAGCATACGTCTTCTTAAACTCTTTATAGTGTTTGCCCTTCCTTATAGACGCATAGTCGCCATCGTCAGATTTAAATTCTTTATTTATAGGTTTCTCGTCTACCTTGTTAGCCCTATATTCACGTTGCCATTGTTTCCTTTGACATGCGTCAGAGCAGTATTTCTTCCTATTACCAGATAATCTTATCTTACAATTCTTTTCATGGCAATGGACCCTGGACACTCTAACCCCTTCATTTTTTGTAGTTGTTTGCGTAGTGATTATTATATGCTAATGTAAGAACAAATACAAACATTGAAAGCTAGTAAATAGTTACAGGTAAAGGCGGCATCGAGAGTCGAAAAGCTTAGAATCGGTCACACGATACAGTAGAAACACAAACTAAGTACCCAAGGCCTAAAGAAAATTTTCAATCAAACCCACTCCCCTTAATGGCTCGCTATACCTTAAAAGGCTGCAGACACTGGGTATTTATTTACCAGCATATTTTTCTGTACATACATATATACAGGGGCGCACGCCCGATTAACATCTGTGGTTACACCTAAGCGCATACGCATTCTCAAAAGAAAGAGATAGACATAATTAATTTCCTGTAAGAGTTAAGCATGTGCGATAGTGAAAAGATATACCACAATATATAGTATAGTTTAATTAATATACCACCATATGTAGTGTTTAATACTTCCAAAGGATAAGACTTAAATCA